GAGCGACCAGCTGCTGGAGATCGCCGAGGACGGGGTCATCAGCGACAGTGAGCGGACGCTCTTCGACGAGATCGCCGGGGAGCTGGGCGACATCGTACAGGCAGCGCTGGCGCTGCAGTACGCAGAGGAGGTATAGAGCGATGCCGAGAACAAAGCTGAGTGCCAAGACAGACGCGGCGAAGGACATGGCCATACGCATCAGAGCCCAGGCCTACGCCATCCACGGCGGCCTGGACGGGGCGGCCAGGGCGGCGGGCATGAGCCGCAGCACCATCTACGCCCGCATCAAGGACCTGCCCAGCTGCTCCGGGAAGGAGATCGCGGCGCTGGCCCGTGTGACACGCATCCCCAAGGAGGAGCTGTTCGCGCTGTGGGCGAAGGCGTGCTGAGGGGAGGTGAGGGCATGGTAATCTGGACGATGGCGGTGCAGTACCTTTGTGCGGCTGCCGGCGCCGCGGCGGTGGTCCACTGGGTGGACGGCTGCGGGCGCAAAAAAAGAACGCCTCCGAAGGGAAGTCGGAAGCGTTCCGTGACAGGTACGAGGCGTTGACCTCGTGAGAACACCATCAGTATACCACAGATTTTGACGTTCGCAAGAGGTGAGGACAATTTTATGGCAAAAAAAACAGAGGCGCCCGGCTACTGGGCGGTGATCCCGGCCACAGTGCGCTATGATGACCGGATCCCGGCGAACGCCAAGCTGCTGTACGGGGAGATCACGGCCCTGTGCGACCGTAAAGGGTTCTGCTGGGCGAAAAACGAGTACTTCGCGGCGCTGTTCGGCTGGTCGGCGGACACGGTGACACGGCTAATCCGGAAGCTGAGGGATGCCGGGTACCTGGACGTGGAGATGGTGCCCACGGCCACCGGCAGCGAGAGGCGGATCTATGCCGGCGTGCACACGGGGGGTGTCGGCAAAAATGCCGAGACCCCTGTCGGCAAAAAAGTCGGGGGGGTGTCGGCAAAAAAGTCTACCCCCCCACAATATAAAGTGAACAATACAGTAGAACATACCCCCCTTACCCCCCAGGGGGTTGGGCGTGGGCAAAAATGTGAGCACAAGGATGCACCGGAGTGGAAGCCGGAGCGGTTCGCGGGGCTGTGGAGCTACTATCCCAGGAAGGGACGGAAGAACAAGCAGCGGGCTATCGCGGCGTGGGACAAGCTGCAGCCCGACGACGCGCTGATCGACACCATGGAGCGGGCGCTGGCGAAGCTGAAGGCCACAGAGGAGTGGCAGCGGGATATTGGCATCCCCCATGTGGCCACATGGCTGAACGGGGAGCGCTGGCACGATGCCGACGAACTGGACGGGCCGGATGATCCGGGCGGCGGCGAGGAGGTGACGTTCGGATGGCAGACGTAGACAAGCGCGGCGAGGGCTGGCTGTTCGCAGAGGACGCGGTGATCGGCTCGCTGCTGATCGACGAGAAAGCGGCGCTGGCCATTCTGGCGGCGGTGGACGCCGGGGACATCCAGCGGGAGAAGAACCGGCAAATCTACCAGGCGGCCCGCGCTCTGACGCTGGCGGGTCTGCCAGTGGATCCGGTGTTGATCCGGGACAAGCTGGGCCAGGGCATCGAGGGGCACATCCTCCAGCTGATGGAGGTGACGCCTACCAGCGCCAACTGGCGGGAGTACGCCGAGGTGATGCACCAGCAGGCGGCGCTGGCCCGCATACGAGACATCGCTGCGGAGCTGACATCGTGCGTAAGCGTGGATGAGTGCCGAGAGCATATCGCCGCCCTGGGCCAGGTGCTGGACACCGGGAAGGGCGTGGACGCCTGGTCCATGCGGGAGGCCATGGAGTACTTCATGGCAGCGCAGGCGGATCAGGCGGAGGCGGACTACATCAGCTACGGCATCCGAGAGCTGGACGAGGGTACCTACACCGAGAAGGGCGACGTGGTGGTCATCGGCGGCGAGCCCTCCAGCGGCAAGACGGCCCTGGCGCTGGCCATGGCCTATCACATGGCCAAGGAGCGAAACGTGGGGTTCTTCAGCCTGGAAACGGGCAAGAAGAAGCTGACGCAGCGCCTGGCCACCACGGTGATCGGGCTGGACTTCAACGCCGTGAAGCGGAAGCAGCTGCAGGAAGCGGACTGGCAGCGCATCGCCAACGACAGCGGGGAGGTGATCTCCCGGTCGCTGACGCTGATCCAGAGCAGCGGCATGACCGCCAGCCAGATCCAGAGCGTGAGCCGGTCCTACGGCTTCGACGTGATCTTTATCGACTATGTGCAGTTGGTGACGCCGGAGGGCGATCCCCGCGCCGGCAGTGCCCAGGCGTTCGCCGGGGTGTCCCGTGCGCTGCACACCTTTGCCCAGAGCAGCGGGACGCTGGTGGTAGAGCTGGCGCAGCTGGCCCGGCCCCAGAAGCAGGGTGGCTGGAAGGAGCCGAATATGCACGATCTGAAGGAGACCGGCCAGCTGGAGCAGGACGCGGACATCGTCATGCTGCTGTACAAGCCGAAGCCGGGGACGGAGATCTACGGCGCGCCCTGCGACGTGAACCGGACGCGGTTCCTCAAGATCGACAAGCAGAAGGAAGGCCGACTGGGCCGGTGGCCACTGCACTTCGACGGCGTTCACCAGCGCTTCGCCATCATGGCGGGGCCAGACGGACGGACGGCCATGCAGAAGTATGTGGACGCGGGCCGCGCCGCGAAGCAGAGGCCGCGGGAACAGTCACCGGGGCAGATCGGCATCCATGAGATGGCGGAGGATGATCCCAACGCGCCCTGGGGCAAGGAGGAGTGATATGCAGGCAGGCGAGACCATCATGCACAAGCCCTTTGTGCTGCGCTACTGCAAGGACGGTCTTATGGGCGTGACGAAGGCGGTGCCGTGCGAGGTGCTGTGGGTACACCCGGAGGGCCGGTTCGCGGTGCTGGAGCGCGACAACGGGCTTTACAAATACCGGGAGTGCATCCCGATCGTGAGAACAAACGAAAGCGAGGAACGAGGCAATGAGAACGATAGCGGTAATGAACTTGAAGGGCGGGGTGGGAAAAACCGTAACCGCCCTCACTTTGGCCGACGCGCTGCGCCGCGCCGGGAGGACTTCGGTGATCGTTGACTGCGACGGGCAGATGAGTCTGACGCGGTTCTACTTCCCGGATCTGGACCCTGACAACGCGCCAACGGTGGCCGACGTGCTACTGGGAGATAGCGAGCCGGTGTGGAGCGACAACACTATTCCGGTGGACGGCGAGGGCAAGGTGCAGCTGCTGCCGGGCAGCAGCGCCCTGTATGCCCTGGACGTGAAGGCGCTGAAGAGCAGCATCCACAGCATCCACTCGCTGCGGGACTTCCGGGACGCGGCGGCCCAGGACGGCGTGGAGTACATGATCTTTGACTGCCCGCCGGGCTTCACGGCGGCCAGCTGCGCGGCACTGATGGCCGCGGACGAGGTGGTGATCCCCATGGTGGTGGACGGGTTCTCCATGTGGGGCGTGAGTGACATGGCGGCGCAGATCCACGGCATGAAGGCCGCCAACCCCGGCATCAAGGTCGCGGGCGTGCTGATCTGCCAGTGGCACAACAGCGAGGTGGTGCGGCAGGGCGAGGCGCTGCTGCGGGCGCTGAGCCTGCCGGTGTTCACGACGGTGATACGGCGGACGGAGAAGGTGCCGGAAAGCACCATCCAGCGGCAGCCGGTGATGGACTACAGCCCCAGGAGCGCAGCATCGCTGGACTACCGGGCCTGGGTGTGGGAATACCTGCGGGAAGGAGGCGTGAGCGATGGCGAAGAAGTTTGAAATGGGCGACTACCTCAAGACACTGGCGCCGGTGTCCGATCCGGACACCGGGCGGGAGCAGATCGAGTACATAGACGTGGACCTGCTGGACCGGGATCCCAACAACTTCTACGACCTCAGTCAGCTGGACGCCCTGGCGGACAATATTGCCACCGTGGGCTTGCAGCAGCCTGTTCGGGTGCGTGACGGCCAGGATGGCCATGTGGTGATCGTGTCCGGGCACCGGCGCACGGCGGCCATCCGCAAACTGGTGGAGGAAGGGCGGACAGATCTGCGGGAGGTGCCCTGCATCCGGGAGAAGTCTGCGGGCTCCGCGGCGCTACAGGAGCTGCGTCTGATCTATGCCAACAGCGACACGCGGGACCTGTCCTCGTCGGAGATCAGCCGGCAGGCGGACCGTGTGCGGGCGCTGCTGTACCAGCTGCAGGAGGAGGGCCACGAGTTCCCCGGACGGATGCGGGATCATGTGGCGGAGGCGTGTAAGATCAGCCGGACGAAGCTGGCGCGGCTGGACGCCATACGGAACAATCTGGCACCGAACATCCGAAAGGCCTACTGGGAGGGCCCGAAAGATAAGAGCCTAACGGAGAGTGCTGCCTATGAGCTGAGCCGGCTGCCGGCGGAGATGCAGAACGGCATCGTGAGCGCTTACACGACCTGCGCCGGCAGCAATAGCTATGGGCTGCGGTATCTGAGCGCCGACACGGTGACGCAGATCGCCAAGGAGGCGGAGGAGATCAGGGACCGGAAGACCAAGTGCCCATGCGGCGGCAGCTGTACCTACCAGGAAGGCCAGGTCACCCGCGTCATGGAGAGGCGGGTGAAGGACAGATGGTGTTACATCCCCTGCAGCGGGAAGTGCTGTGCAGACTGTCCCTCGCTGGAGACCTGCAAGTCGCCGTGCCCCAAGACACGGGACAAGCAGAAGGCGCTGAAAGCGCAGTCCAGGACGCAGAAGCGGCATGAGGCGGAGGAACGGCAGGCTAAGGAGCGTCCCGCGGTGGAACGCATCACGTCCCTGTGGCAGCGGTTTGGCTGTTTGCGGGAGCAGGCGGGGCTGACGGTGAAGGAATATTTTGAGAAGATCGATTGTCCCTATGGCCGCCCGGCGTATGACGCGGAGGAGCATGAGGCGGGGCGGAAGATCGACGCGCACACGGAGCTGCCCTATGGCTACAACGTCTATCTGTCGGACATCAACCGGTGGCTGACAGCGGCGGAGACACTGGGGTGCAGCGTGGACTATCTGATGATGCGGACCGACGAGCCGCGCACGGCGGACGAGGTGGCCGCGGCTCCGAGGTCCTGCGCCGGTCAGACGTCGCTGGCAGCGTGGATGCCGGGCGGGACGACGCCGGCGGCGCCCTGCGACGCGGTGGCGGACTTCGACCTGGGCGACGGCAAGACGATCCGAGTGACGTGTTGCTGGGACGGCGAAGCCTTCCTGTTTAAGAAGGGGAAGGAGATCATCAATGCGGATGTGGTGCGGTGGCTGGCGCTGCCGGAAGTGGAAAAGGAGGAAGATGTATGATCAACGTGAAACTGGATAAGGGCGCGGGTACCGTGTCCTTCGGCGGCAGCGGACAGGAGATCGCCGCCGAGATCGGGATGATCGTCCGGGAGTTGTATGTGCAGCTGTACCGCAACGCGGGCCCGTTGGTGGCCAAGGGCTGCAAGGCCGTGATCTTGTCCCTGCTGGGGGAGAAATCGCCGGTGTGGGACGTCAATGTTCCTGGGGCGCAGTCAGCGGTGTATATGTCCGGCGCCGCGGCGGAGGCTATGCTGGAGCGCATGAGGCGCGCTGAGGGGGGGCGGCAGCATGACAAGGATTGATCTGACGAAGGGACAATGCACCGCCCTGGCGGCCTATCTGCGCGGCAAGGTGACGAGCCATGTGGGCGAGACCTATGATGACGTGGAGCTATGGGTGCTGGCGGTGCGGGCGCTGGAGCTGGCGGAAGAACTGCCGGAGGAACGGGGCGTTCCTCCGGTACCCCCCCCTAAAGCCATAGCCGCGGCGCCGCTGCCCCTCCCAACGGAGGGCGCGATGCGAAAGATGGCGGAGCCCGTCGTGCCCGCCACGAAGCCGGAGGCGCCGCCTGCGGCGACGAAGCGGGGCGCACCGCCCACGGCAGAGTTCAAACGTGCCACGCTGGAGAGGCTGACGGCCTACCGCGGGAAGGGCGGGTTGACGAGCCTGGCCCCTCTGGCGGCGCTGTGCGGTGAAGCGGATGGCAAGCGGATCAGCGCTGAGATGCTGGCCCGGATGCTGAACCGGGAGAAGATGTCAATTAACGTCTGGCGGGCGGTGTCTGCCGGGTTGGATAAGATGGACAAGAAAAACGGAGGTGCGAACGATGGCAAAGACGACTGACCTGATAGCGGCGTTGCGGTGTTCGAGTTCAGTACCATCGGCGCAGCTGGACTGTAGAACTTGCGCTTTTCACATGGAAGAGACGGTTGACGGCAAGGACTATGCGGGCTGTGAATGTGATCGCATTTTGGTGGACGCCGCCGACAAGATCGAGGAGTTGGTAGACCGCTGCGCTCGGTACGCCGAAGAGATCGCGGTGCTGCAGGAGAAGGTGAAATCGTGACTGTTGTGCGAGTATACTTGAAGTCTGGGCAGCACTTTGATATCTGTGCAGAAGACGTTAAATGTAAGTATAACGGGTTGACGGGCGAGCTCACATCCCTCAAATACACCGATGCCGTAAGGGGAGCTCCCATATATCTCGACATCACGAAGGTTGAGGCTGTCGTGCAACTGCATGTAGGTGGAGGTGGCGATGATGAGTGACAATGACTTGATCGCCGCGCTGCGGCGGCTGAAGGTGCAGACCGGGAGCCTTGTCTGCCTGGGCTGCGGGCGAGAGCATAACTGCGGGATCCACGGCTGCGCCATTCTGCGGGAAACTATCTCCTTTGTGGAAAAGAAGCTGTGGGAGGACAAATCCCGCAGCGTGATGGAGTACCGGGATGGGCAGTAGGGTGAACCCGCGGCGGGTGCCGCGGACGCAGAAGGACGTGGATGCTGCCTATGACCGGGGTGTCACGGAGGGCCTGCACCGGGGCATTGAGCTGATGCTCTACGTTCTCATTGACAAACGCGCCGCGGCCATGGACGACGTGCAGCAGCTGGCCCAGGAACTGAACCACGCCGTCGGGTGCGTGGCCGAGGGCTACGTCACCTGGGCGGATATCCGGAAGATGCTGAAAGAATATGACGTGGAGGTGGTGCTGGAATGAGCAGGCGCGTGATCCCGCGCAGCGTGCAGTTCATGGGCTGCGCGATGTGCGGCGAAACGGAAAAGACGCTGCGCCGGGTGGGAGAGGATCTCCTGTGCTCGGTGTGCGCGGGGCGGGCGGTGTCCAGATCGGACACGGCTGCGCCTGTGGGCGCACGGGGTTCGCGGCGCGGGCCGCTGGTGCTGCGGGAGATAAGCATTGACGAGAAGGAGGAGAGGTAACGTGTTTTGTTGGTTTGGGAATATCCTGGTCAACGCGGATAGGATTGTGTTCGTGCGGGTGGCCGGGACGGTAGCTGAGGTGAGCTTCGGTAACGGGGCGATGATCCAGGTGGATGCCGAGACTGTTCGCCCTGTGCTGGCTGCCCTTGCGGTGGACATGACGGAGGACTGCCCGGTGGCGGAACAGCCGGAAGTGGCGGCAGAGGAGGGCGTAGAGCTTGACAGTCTACTGCAATCGGGATACGAGTGGGTGGCGATGGACTCCACGGGGTTCGTTCACGGATTTAGCGAGAAGCCGGTCAAGCGCGCTGCCTACTGGGAGTGTGATCCGTCGGGGCGCTGCCGGGTGACGCGGTCCCGCCTGCTGGATGCTGCCGCCTGGATGAGCTGGGACAACCCGGAGCCAGTGCATATCCCGACACTGCTGGAGGTGGACTACTGATGGGTTATGTGATCGTGACGCTGCTGGCGCTGGTGCTGGGTTACAGCGTGGGCGCCGGGAGCGTGCTGCGAGATGTCCGCAGCGGGCGTGTGGTCCATCGAGGCCGGGTGTACTTCTGCAAGGACACCGGCCCGCTGGTGAGGTAGGCGCATGGAAGGAAGCGGACGATGGATCTGCTGCAGGCAGCAGGCGGGGCCGCTGGTGAAAGAGTCACGCGCCGTCCGGCCCCGGATGTGCCGGACGGACGGACCGTTTGAGAGGGCGGAGAAAAACAGGATCCTCCGCCCTCCCCGCGACAGCGCAGTGTGCCGGACGCGCATCGACCGGCTGGAGCTGCTGCTGGCGCTGTTCGGCTTCGAGGGATGGAGCTACGCGCTGACCTTTGACGACGCGCATCTTCCGGAGAATTTCGACGGGGTGCGGAAGCGCTGGCGGGCGCTGCTGTACCGGATGAAGGCCTACCACGGCGGTGTGCCGGACTATGTCTATCTGATCGAGGGGAAGCATGGGGATCATCGGTACCACCTCCATCTGACGGTGCGGTACTGTGATTTCCCGCCGCTGGTGATGGAAACGCTGTGGCAGGATGGGTATATCGTGGAGTCTCAACCGTTGCTGCTGGGCGTGTTCGATACCTACCGGCGGACGGCGCGGTACTACTGCAAGGAGCGCAGCGACGGCGTGGTGATCCCCATTGACGCCAGGACGTGGGTGGCGTCGCGGAGTCTTACGCAGAAGCTTCCGCCCCCGATGTACTTCCGCGCCGAGTGCGGGCGCATCGACATCCCGGCGGACAACCGTGTGTGCGGACGCTTCACGGTGGACAATACCTGGGGGCACTACCATTATGGATGGTATATTGAGCAGGATCCCAAACATCCAACGGTTTTTGAGGGGCGGCGGGTACCGCATCAGCACGGGGCAGGTCGGTACTAAATAGTAAATGTAACTTGTGATATAGTCGAACAAATCACAAAAGGAGTGAAAAAGTGTTGCGAACAACATCCGAACATGGTAAACTGTTGACAGTGAGAGACGGATGGCTCATCTGCCCGTACTGCCGGAACAAGCGGCTGCTGCGGGTGCCCATCACGGCGGCGGCGCGTGGCGTGCCGGTGTGGTGCGCGAAGTGCAAGCACGAGATCATCGTGGACATAGAGCAAGGCCGGAGCTTTGAAAGCCGGAGCCAATGACCGACGCAGGATTGTGCGTGGTTATGGCTCCGGCTTTTGTGTTTTCTCCGGTTCCCTGGAGGTGATAGCCCATGGCAGAGAAACCGCTGAGGCCGTGCCGCCACGCTGGATGTCCGGAGCTGACGCGGGACGGCTGGTGCCCGAAGCACAGGCCACGGCACCAGCGCCGCACCAGTGCGGACTATCACGGCTGGTATATGCTGCCGATCTGGACGAAGCGCCTGCGCCCAGCGCAGCTGCTCCGTGAGCCCTGGTGTAGCGAGTGCGCGAGAGCGTACCCGCCCGACGATCCGCGGCACAGGACGCGGGCCACGGTGGTGGACCACATCGTCCCGCACCGTGGCGACTGGGAGAAATTCATCGATCCGGCGAACCATCAGAGCCTTTGCAAGCGGCACCACGACCAAAAGACGGCGCTGGAGCAGCTGCAGCGAGGCGAAAAAGTTACATGACTTGCCGGCTCTGGCGTCGCCTGCCCGCTGGTGCGTGACCGTGTGTGCGGCTGCACACGCCGGCGGGCGCGGGTGGAGGCCGTAGGCCTTAACCCCACCCCCACTCTCAAAAAGTTTGGCAGCGGCTCTATGAATGCCCCGCTTCCCCTCGTTTGAGAGAAAAAGTCCGGTTTCGGAGTTCGGGGCGGCGGGCCGGGACGGGCCGGACGGCTCCAGGTGCCTGGCAAAACGGAACGTGCAGGCCAGGCGGGTGCTGGGCAGGCCAGGCGGGCGCCGGAAGGTTGGGCGGATCCGGCGGCGGCGGGTGGAGCGAGAAGACCGGCTGGGGCGTCGAAGGCCTGCGCTGATGCGCGGGGTACTGACGTAGGCGCTCTGGCCGGTGCAGAAACAACAGGCTGCACATGGAGGCAGCGGACCGTGGCCGCGGGCGGCGGGCAGAAACGGAATAAGGCGGCGAGGGTGTGCCGGGCGGTGCGGACGACTGCTCGGATGGCTGGGCGGCGTAGACAGCTGCCCGGATGTCGAGCTGAGTGGACGGCGGCTCGATGGGTTTTCCTTCTTTTCTTCCTTTTACCGGGTACCCGGCGGCGACGCCGGGCGCCTGGCAGACCTTCGCTGAAGACATAGGACGGGAGGTGCGGCGATGCCGGCAAGAGCGAAAGCAGCAGAGAATATGACCGGGCACATGGGCCCGGAGGAGCAGGCGCTCCGGTTGGAGGCCGAGGGCGAGCTGAACAGCGGCGTGGAGCTGACGCCGGACGCGCCGCCGCCCATTCTGAAGGCGGACAGGGCAGCCCGGCAGTACTGGGCGGACATCCTGGGGCGGATGGATAACGTGCTGCTGCTGGACAGTATCGACACGGAGATCCTGGGCATATACTGCCTACAGCTGAGCCGGCGGGACAAACTGCAGCGGGCGGCCCGGAAAAAGGGCCTGGATGTGAAGGACGCGGCGGCCATCATGGCGGAGCTGGGGAAGCTGGAAAAGAGCATCCTGGGCTACGCCAAGGACCTGGGCTTGACGCCCGGCGGGCGGGCTCAGCTGGCCAAGAAGCGGGCCGGCGCCGCGGCAGCGGATCCGGACGCGGATCTGTTCGGAATATAGGCGGTGTCCGTTTAGGACACCGGGCAAGAATTAGGTCGGAGCGTATAACGCCGGAGCCATCCCCACAGCGGGGTGGCTCCGGCGTTTTGCTTTAGGAGTGAGACATGGCCAACGAGAGACCGGCGCGGCAGACGGGGCAGCACCACCCCGCCGCCGTGTACGCCAAGCAGGTGGTGCGGGGCCGGCTGCGTGAGCAGTGCGGCCAGTATGAGGTGCTGGCTTGCCAGCGGTTCCTGGATGACTTGAGGCGGCAGGGCACAGAGGGCTTCCCGTATGTGTTTGACGTGACCAGGGCTGACCGCATACTACGGTGGTTCAACCACTGCATACAGGTGCGCGGCGTGGACGCGGGCAAGCCTATCGCGCTGGAGCCCTGGCAGGTGTTCGACCTGAGCAACCTGTACGGCTGGGTACACCGGGACACCGGGGCCCGCCGCTTTAAGGTGAGCTACAACAAACGGGCGCGGGGCAACTACAAGAGCACGGAGAAATCCGGGCAGTGCCTGTACCATATGTGCGCCGATGCCATTTATCCACCGGGGCATCCCGAGGCGGCCCGGTTCGAGATGGAGCCGGAGGTGGAGTGCGCGGCGGTGGACAAGCCGCAGGCCATGCGGGTGTTCGGCGACGCCAAGAAGATCGCCCAGGCCAGCCCCAGCATCCGGCGGCACCTGCGCATTCCCCGGAGCAACCCGGTGGTGCATCTGACCCGGGGCGGCTTCATGCGGGCGCTGAGCAAGGACACGAAGAACAAGGACTCCGGCGCGCCCAGCTACTTTGTGGTGGACGAATACCACGCCCACCTGACATCGGAGATCTATGACATCGGCAAGTCCGGCTTCGGCAAGAGGCCGCAGGCGCTGCTGGACTGCATCACCACGGCGGGCGACGACGCGCAGCGGAAGCCCTGTTACACGGAGGAGCTGAACCTGAAGGCCATGCTTCGGGGCGAGATCTCCATGGACGAGACCTACTGCGTAATGATCCGGGAGATCGACGACGGGGACAACCCCCACGATGAGAGCTGCTGGGTCAAGGCAAATCCCTGCCTGCGCTACGGCAGCGAGTACGCCCGCTACCTGCTGGACGAGATCCGCAGCGAGTACGCCACGGCCTACGGCTTCAACGATCCCTATAAGATCCGCAACTTCCTCACGCGCCGGATGGACCGATGGCAGGCCGGCGCGGTGAACCGCTATCTGGACGAGATGCAGCTGGCCAAGGCCAGAGAGGCCCAGGTCAGCCGGGAGGCCTTCGCGGCGATGACGGACTGCAAGCCCTGCTGGGGCGGGTTCGACCTGGGCAAGCGGGTGGACCTGACCGGCGCGGCGGCGGTGTGGCTGCTGGAGGGCGGCGTGGTGGCCGTGAAGATGCAAGGCTTCATGCCCGCGGAGGGCGTGGAACGCCACGAAAAAACGGACCGCGTGCCCTACAAGGCCTGGGCGGCGGGCGGCTATGTGACGGTGACGCCTGGGGCGGTGACGGAGAACAGCTGGGTGGACGAGTGGATGGCGGCGGGCGAGAAGGACCACGGCTGGCGCATCGTGCAGACCGGCTATGACGGTCACAACGCCACGGACCTGGCCATCAGCATGAACGACCGGCGGAGCAATGAGGACTTTTGCGTGGAAATCTATCAGTCCTGCTCCGGGCAGAACCTGGCGGTCAAGGGCTTCCGGGATCTGCTGGTGCAGGGGAAGCTGGTGATCGAGGAGAGCCCGCTGGCCATGTGGTGCCTGGCCAACGCCGTGGAGACAGTGAACGGCAACGGAGACAGTCGGCTGAGTAAGAAGCACAAGGACGACACGGAACGCATAGATCCGCTGGCGGCGTGCATGGACGCGCTGACGCTGGCCCTGCGGAGGCGGGATAACCCCACGCTGGCGGACCGGCTGCAAAGCGGGGCGTGGTCGATGTGAACGAGATAGGAGGACGGGACATGAGAAAGCATGAGAACGCCGTGACGGCGCTGGTGCTGGCGGGGCTGGCGGCCATCGCTGTGGGCGTGGGCCTGCTGAGCGTGGCCTGGGGCGTGATCGTCCTGGGCGCGGAGCTGGTGGCGCTGGGCGTGCTGCTGGCGGTGGGCGGCGAGGAAGGCGGTGAGCGCGATGGCTAACGGCATCGTGCGGGGACTGGGCCGGCTGACCACCCCCAGAGCCGCAGCGGCCCAGACACGGAACGCGGTGACAGTTGCATCCCTGCGGGCGGCGGGGCTGGACAGCGTGGACGTGACGGCCTCCACGGCGCTGAAGCTGAGCGCGGTGGACCGGTGTGTGGAGGTGCTGAGCAGCGACATCGCCAAGCTGCCCATGTATGTGTTCGACACCAGGACGCGGCAGCGGCGGGACGACCACCCGCTGAACGACCTGCTGGGGCTACGGGCCAACAGTGTACAGACATCCTTCGTGGCCAGGAAGGTGGCGGAGGCGGGGCGCAACTGCGGCGGCAACGGCTATCTGCTCATTGAGCGAGATCCCCGGACGCTGGCGCCTGTGCGCCTGGTGGGTGTGCCGTGGACGCTGGTGCAGCCCATGATGACCGCTGAGGGTGAGCCGTTCTATGACGTGGAACACCCCTTTACCGGGAAGCTGCTGCGGGTGGGCCGGATGGACATGATCCACGTCATGGCTTACAGCGACAACGGCTGGAAGGGCGTGAGCGTGCTGGAGAGGGCCAGCGAGGTCATCGCCAGCGCCAAGGCGGCCCAGAGTTGGAACGGCAGCTATTATATCAACGGCGGCCAGCCCAGCGGCGTTCTGGAGGTGGAGAGTGACATCAGCGGGACCATGGAGGTTGCCCAGGCGGACGGCACCACGGCCACGGTGAACATGAAGGACTACGTTCGGCAGGAGTGGGAGGCCCGACAGGGCGGCCCAGGCAACGCCGGGCGCATCGCCGTTCTGGACAACGGCATGAAATACCACGCTATCAGCATCAGCCAGCGGGACGCTCAATTTGTAGAGAACGCGGAGCTGAGCGTGCGGGACATCGCCCGGTTCTTCGGCGTGCCCCTGTACAAGCTGCAGGAGGGCAAGCAGAGCTACAGCAGCAACGAGCAGAACGCCATCGAGTACATCACCGGCACACTGCACCCCATCGTGACGCAGTATGAGCAGGAAGCCACGGAGAAACTGCTGAACCGCAGTGAGAGGGCCGACGGGCTGGAGATCCGCATCAACATGATGGCGGAACTGCGGGGCGACAGCAGCTCCCGCGGCAGCTGGTATAACTCCATGTGGCAGATCGGTGCCTACAGCGTGAACGACATCCGGGCGCTGGAGGATATGCCGGACGTAGAGGGCGGCGGTGAGCACACCGCCAGTCTGAACTATGTGCCCCTGTCGGTGTGGCGGGAGCTGAGCATCAAGAGAAATTCGGGAAACGGAGGTAACGGCGCATGAGAGTGAAGGTCAACGGCGAGATCGTGATGAGCGACGACAAGTGGCTCTATGACTGGTGCGAGCTGGAGAGCACCGCCCCATCGGACATCCGGAGGGCTCTGGAGGATCTTCCGGAGGGTGAGGAACTGGTGCTGGAGATCAACAGCGGCGGCGGCGTGGTGATGGCGGGCTTCGAAATCTACAGCCTGCTGCGGCAGAGTGGCCGCCGGGTGGTGGCCGAGGTGCAGAGCTACGCCGCCAGCGCGGCCAGTACCATCCTGCAGGGCTGCACGGTGCGGCGCATGAGCCCAGTGGGCCAGGTGATGATCCACAACCCCTCGTGCACGGCCTGGGGCAATGCGGCGGCGCTGGGGCAGGCGGCGCAGATGCTGGAGGCGGGAAAGGAAAGTATCCTCAACGCCTACGAGCTGCGAAGCGGCGGCAAGTGCAGCCGGGAGGAACTG